CATTATAGGTATGACGACGATTGCATAAATGAAGGGATTAGCGAAATGTGGTTTGACTATTGCAACGAACACAACATAATGGATTTTTACAATGCGGACAAAGAGGCACACGTTTACGTAGAGAAAAAATAACGGTTGACATTTTGGAAAATTGTGCTATATTAATATTATAAACAAATAAACAAAGCGAGGCAAAATATGTTTACATTACTTAAAAAACTACAAACTAAACTTGGAGACGCTGTTACTATAACAGACGAAGGTGACGAAACTTATAGTGTAGAGATTAACTTGGGCACAGGTTGGGCTGATACATATGAAGGCGGACACTGGGGTGACTGTGAGATTGAGAACGACGAATTAAACTTACACTTTTTTTATGGTAAGATGTACGGCAATGACGAAGTAACATTTGGTGAAGGCATTGTACAATTAAAATACAAAGGCGGAACTGAGGAGAACGGACTTGCATATACGGGAGCATTGGATAAGGCTATTGAGGAAAAGGTAGAGGCGCTTACAGGCGGACTTATAACTTGTTGCGGTAGCGAACAGGGTATGCAAGGACACAGTGGAGATGACGAAAGTTATTTAAGTGTGGATATGGGAGAACTTAATTAAAAAAGCATAGTGGGGGCAGTGTTGCAAATTGCAACATTGTCCTTTTTTTAAATTAGGGGTTGACAAAACCGGTTTTGTCTGTTACTATAAATTATAAACTTAAAAAGCGAGGTATATAAATGGCAACAAGAAGCAGAATAGCATACAGCGATTGGGACGTTGTATCAGCATATCATCACTGGGATGGATATCCGGAAGGCGTAGGAATGCACCTAGTGAAACATTTCCCTACACTAGAAGACGCGAAGAAACTAGTTAACGGTGGCGACATGAGTTCGTGTATGCACGAAGACGGTGTTGTATACTACGGTGACTATCCAGCACAACAGATGGAAGGCTCACACAACAGAGGTGAGAAGTGGGAAGACACTAAACCTAAGCATCATGATTGCGTGGATGACTATGGTGCTCCGTTATGCACAAGGATCTCAGGCGTTGAGAACTTTGCAGGTATTGAATATCTCTACATTCATATGAAGGGACAGTGGCACGTGAGTGACAACGGCATTGACTGGGATCCGGTTGTGGAAGTAGCAAAGGAGGCGGCATAATGTTTGTTCTTATGTGGAAAGGCGAGGAGATCGATCAGTTCGAAACTCGTGCAGAAGCCGAAGAGATGCGAAACGAATACAATATGGCCTACGGTGGCGGTGTCACCGTAGAGTATGCGGAGGAACAATAATGTGGACAGATGAACTATTCGACGAAGTACAGGTGGGTGACAAGGTATGGTACCAAAACCCACAGGGTCAAACACGCACAGCCAAGGCCAAGTTCAGAGGTCCATATGGTTGGGTCTGCGACATAGGTAACGGACAACCTGTAGTAGTAAACGAAGGTGCCAACTATCTAGGACACAAAAAGGCTAGAAACAGGCGCCCGGACTATTTGGGCAAGTTTTTATCCGCATAATCACTAGACAAATTAGTGGTTGACAAATGGTAAAACCGGTGTTATTATTAATATATAAACTAACAAAAGCGAGGTACTATATATGTCAAAAGTAATGCAAATCGTAAATGAGATCTACACAATGGACTCAGAAGGATTGAACAAGGTTATTTCTGCCGTGAAGGACAGACGTAACCAATTGCACACCCAACAGGCACAGAGCCTAAGCAGAGGTGATGCGGTTGAGTTCATCCACAGAGGTCTACCAGTAGGTGGCACAGTGAAGAAGGTCAACATCAAATATGTTATCGTTGAGACAGCGATGGGTACTTGGAGAGTTCCAGGTGCACACCTTAAGAGAAAGGTGGCGGCGTAATGAAGTTGGCTAAACAATTTTTAGGTGGGTTCCTGCTTATGGCAGGACTCATCGCAATGGCAGGTTCGGCTAACGACTGTGACGGGGCCTGCATAGAGAACGCGAACACTATATCCGAAATGATTATGGTGTCATTTATAGGGTTGACAATGTTCGTGACTGGTGCTATTATAATGTTAAAAGCGGAGGGCAATTAAATGAAACTAAATCCAATCGGTTCTAATATGAATGAAGTTGAAGTGAGTGGTAAGAGTATTTTGTTTTCTTACAAGACACCTGTTGCAGGTTATGACGACCAGGGTGCTTTTAGGAGCGAAAATTACTTCTCAGTCACAACTTCGAAGCACATCAACAAATACTTAGGAGGCAAGGACGTCGGTAGAAAGGTTCCACAATCTTATATCGAATCCTTGGTTTAGCAGATGCCAGGGTGGTTAAATATAACTATAATTTTAGGCTTAACCACCCTAGGCTTCTATCTATTCTACGATACGGCTCTTGTGCCATTCGAAGAACCAGGTGAGTGGGACGATTTAAAGTACACTCTGGGAGCGTCATGTTTGGGTGCGGCCTTTTTACTTTGGAGAACAAACGATGAGTGACAATAGCACAGTGACGATGGACCCTAATGCAAAGGTCTATGAATTTGCCAGAAAGAAAGGCAAGGATGAATTCGCAACAGAATTCCAACACCAATACATTCAAATTCCGAAATCAGGAACCAAACTCAAAGATGGTTCTTTGGAATGTGAATTTGAAAATCGTAAAGTGACTACTCCAGAAGAACTTAAACAAGCAATGGCTGAGATCAAGAACTTTCAGTCTATATACGGTAATCCTAGATTATCAAACGCAACGAAGATCATTCCTAAGTTTGGTAACTCTGCCAAAGAGGCTAATTCACCTTTGGAGGATTACAAGAATAAATCCAAATTGACCAAGGCCGTAGAAGGTCTTGCACCATCAGAACGAATCGTACCAGGACCTGACGTACTAGACGACTAATCATTTTGGACAATCTTTTTGGTTGACAGATTGGTTTTTCCATGTTATAGTATAAGAACAATAACATTTTAAACATAGGAAAGGTATAAAATGACAACTAAAACATACAAATACGCAGGGATCTCAACCCTGAATGGTAAAACTAAGATTAGATTTGCCAACGATATAATGAGGATCAAGGTCCTAGATAAGAACGGTCACACAGACGTTAATATCAAAGAACTTCCAGAAGCGATGTTGAAAGGTGATGCTGTGAAGCATTTGTCTTCAATCGGATTTGCTTCTGAAGTAGCATCTACAAAGCCTGCTTTAGAAAGAGCGGCTAGCAAGTATGGTGTTGATCTAAGCACACCAAAGGTAGAGGCTGAGCCAGTTGCTCAAGCATCTTAAATCCCTAATCGTAGGGGCGGTGTTCGTCATCGCCCTTACCCCAACTTCCGCTCTAGCACTAGAGCCATTGGAGATAATCAAGAGATTAATCCAAATAAACAACATCAACAACACAATCCAGAACACGGATTTTCCCAAAGAAATAGAGAACATAGGCATCAAATCTGTTGAAAATATTGGCAAACAATACCAGATATCTAAGGCAGAAAAACAATGGGCCGAGCATAAAAACAGGTTGACAAACCGGTAATACCATGTTATAGTAATACTATAATAAACAAATATAAGCGAGGTATATATGTCAACAAACTTAAGATCACACGCACAAAAGGTTTCCCTTACTAGATTTTGGGGTGGGGATAGAAACGGTTCTTGTGTGCAAATAACAATGCAAAGAGATCACAAAGAGGACAGAGGTCCTGCTGATAACTTTTTCGATTCTATACAATTAACAAGAGCACAGGCGGCGGCATTGGCGGCTGACTTGTTAGACTTTGCTCAGGGTAGAGAAGTGGAGGATCACGATGCCTAATTGGTGCAACAACACATTCAAATTGAGTGGACCTAAAGCAAAGGTGGAAGGTCTATATAAAAAGTTCAAGGACACCAATCAGGTGTTGAACACAATGTATCCTATGCCAGAAGAGTTGGCAGACTCTGAGAAGTATCCAGCAAACGGAGACAAGAGGCCACTTCTGCAGAAGAAGTATGGTCATGATGACTGGTATGGCTGGTGCACATCGAACTGGTCAACCAAGTGGGATGTCGATTCAGAGAATCTCGAATACAGAGAAGAAGGTGATACAGGTATCATCGAAGGTTGGTTCGACAGTGCATGGTCACCACCCACAGGTGTTTATGATCACTTCCTATCAGAGAATGAGGATTGTAGCATTCAGTCATACTACTATGAAGGTGGCTGTGACTTTGCTGGTGAGTATTGCGATGGCAATGATGACTGCTTTAATCCAAGTGACTATACCGCAGACCAGATGGAAGATTCAGACAACGGTTTGATCTATACCATCAACGAACATTTCAACATCAGTGAGTCTGTTAGGGAATGGGAAGAAGAACAAAAGACTGATACCGAAAGGTTTATCGTAGACAAGGAGGCTGTGAATGCAGTATAAGATCTGTGTCGACCTAGATGCGGCAAGAGAAGATGCCGACTACCTAGAAGAACAAGTCATTGAAGCAGACAATCCAGATGAAGCATTAGAAAAGGCAGAAGCGATCATTAAAAAAGCAATGATTAGTGGACCGTATTACAATGTTTCTGAATATGAAAATTAGGGGTTGACAAAACCGGTAATGTCTGCTATTATATAAACATAATAAACAAGCGAGGTAAAAATGCAAAGAATAAGTCTATACAAAGATGATGAAGGTAAGAAGATCTACAAGATCACAAACACCTACACCGTCAAAACAGAAGAGTTCGTAAAGTGTGCTGAAGGAGAAGATCCGTTCGACATTTGGCTAGACCAAGGCGGTATCGATCATTCGCAGATACATACGAATCTTCTTAACGAAGGTCCGCACACAGAGGCGCACTACATTGAGGCGTTCAACGGCGAGACAGAAACAGAATATCAGGGAACGGTTGTGCCCGAGTATGACGAAGAGTACACAGACGAGGTTATCGACTATGTGCTGGACGACTGCATTCCTGAAAAGAAGGAGGTTGCTTAATGTGGGATCCTAAAAAAGAAAAAGGCATCTGGTCAGAGTTTGCAGAAGAAGAACTGCTGGAGAACATTGATCCGGATGAAGACACACTGCCAGCAGAGGACGATGTCGACTCTTGGGAAGAGATGCAAGAGAAGGAGTATGGCGATCAGGGTGTTGAAGGAATCTACAACTGGGAAGAATGGAATTAATTTCCGGTTGACAAATCCTATAATGATGTTAATATTATAATATAAACTAAACAAAGCGAGGTAATAATGAAAACAGCATTAATCCAATTCAAGGCAGGTCACTATAAAATTAGAGGCACTGACCAATCAGTCGAAGGCATGAAGTTTCCTTTGATTGAACACTTCAAGCAGGGCAAGAACGGCGCCTACGTAACAGTAGACGGAGCCGCACAGCCAGGCTTTCCAGAAAGAAGTATACGTATTAGAATCGAAAGTCCACAGGACTATGAGATCGTTGACAGTAACTTCGATGACGTCAAGAAGAATGCATTGAAGAAATCTGCAAAAGACAACGAGACCGATGAACAGGTTATGGACCGTATCGGCAAACGTTTTGAGATCTTGGACGAAATGACACGTGCCGCCAAGGAAGGCAATGTACGTGCAATGATCGTTTCAGGACCTCCGGGAGTAGGTAAGAGTTACGGCGTTGAAGAACAACTGAACAAGGACTCAATCTTTGATGATGTGAGTGGTAACAGCCGAAAGTTCGAAGTTGTGAAAGGTGCTATGAGTGCCATAGGACTGTATGCAAAACTGTACAAGTTCTCCAACCCAAAGAATGTAGTTGTGTTTGATGACTGCGACTCAGTACTGTTAGATGATCTTTCGTTGAACATACTTAAAGCCGCACTGGACACTAGTAAGAAACGTTACATCAGTTGGAACACTGACTCACGTTTACTTAGATCAGAAGGTATTCCAGATCGTTTTGAGTTCAAGGGTTCAGCGATCTTTATCACCAACATCAAATTCGAAAACGTTAGATCCAAGAAACTAAAGGATCATTTGGAAGCATTAGAATCCAGATGTCACTATGTGGATCTAACCATTGACACGGAGCGAGAGAAGATGCTTCGTATCAAACAGATTGTCAGAGAAGGTATGCTCGATGAATATGATATGCCACAGGAAAGAAAAGACGATGTGGTAGAGTTCATCGACGAGAACAGAACTAGACTCAGAGAACTGAGTTTGAGAACCGTTCTCAAGTGTGCGGATCTGGCCAAGAGTTTCCCTTCTAATTGGAGGGATTACGCGGCAACCACTGTGTTGAGAGCCTCATAATCTTTACCCTCGCTCGATGGGGTTCATCCGCGTTAACTGGGTCACTGTGTTCTGTTTAGCACAGTGGCCCTTCTTTTTTGCCCTAAAATATAGTGAAAAAACCGGTTGACAGATTGGCTAAAGATGCTATTATTATAATATGAGCACTAACAAAAAAGAGGGTAAAATGATAACAGTAATTCAAACAATGTGCAGAGAAAACTATGCCGCTCACAACGGCTTCACAGGCGAGTACTATTGGAAGAACAAGCCTGGTTCTACATACATCGTAGAAAGCACAGACCCTGCAGAGATCAAGCAGGTTGCAGGCTACATTGAAGATGAGCCTAACGATGTTCACTACGAGTACATCGTAGACCGGTTTACTGCTGACGCAGACTATGAGTCAGAGTTTGTTAAGAGCCAGAAGGAATACGATCCCAAGGGTTGGGACACTCTTTACATGGACAGGGTGATCCGTAAAGGCACCAATGGCAATTGGTACATGAAGCGAGGCTACATAGTTGGCGGCTTCAACTCTGAGCGTCCTGAGTTCGCACACTTGGTGGGCAAGTTTGTGGGCAACGTGGACAACCTCACAACCGGAGAGTGTGTGCTTAACATAGAGGGCGACACTCGTAAGAACATAAAGGTGAAGATATGATTATCCGTAGTTCACGCAGTCTTGCCAGTCTACACAATCAAAGGCAGTTCAATCCACCCAAATTATTTGCCAAAAAGGAGTTGACAGATACGGGATCTGATAGTAATATAAAAGAACAATTACAGTTTAACTTTAACTAAGGAGCGAGTATGTTAACAGTAGCAATACACAACGAGGCAATTGAAGCGGCCCAAAAGGCTTCACAGACAGCATATGATAGAATTGGTGATGCATTCCCCTGTGGCTTTGCATGGGTCACTGCGTATGTAAAGGGCAACACCAAACTGGGTAAGTCTTTTAAGGCCCTAGGCTTTAGGAAGGCTTATGGAGGTGGATACCAATTGTGGAATCCATCGGGCATTGGAGTCCAGAATGTGGACATCAAAGAAGCGGGTGCAGAAGCCTATGCACAAGTGGTAAAGCAGTACCTGCCAGATGTAAGCATATACTCAGGCTCTAGGCTGGACTAGCAACTGAAAGGAGACAAAACTCTTCTTCACTGAAACGAGTTTTGGAACGGCAATCTTCGACGGGAGGTTGTCGTTTTTTTTTGGCAAAAACTTCGAGGGGTTTAGCACAATAAAACCATGGTGATGCAGAATCACCAGGCAGGAGAAAAATCAATATTTTAAAAAAAGATCACAGAAAATTTTGGACTATATAACCACCTCAGATACTGCACATATGACCCTTATATGCACAGGGTCTACAACTGTACACTAATACTGTTAAGACCCGTGTATGACGCTTATATGCAGTCTAAGACACCTTTTTAACTGCGTATAAAACCCACCATGGGCCTAGCAAAGTAGTGTATAAAAATTTTTTTGCTGTAGGTTTTTTTGGGTTAGTTATGTGGGTTGTATATAACACGCACATCAGGCTGTTCAAACCCTTCAAACTCCCATGCTATGTCAGGATTAATACCACCCATGTCATGCTTGATGTTCTGTTCGTGTATGCGTTTTACTGTGCTACTCAAACTGGAACCGTCCCAGGTGTTTACGTTATATGCTAGGCTACCTGCATTGTACACGGTCACTGCCGTTGCTTCTGCACCTATTAATCCAAATATACCCAATAGTATTTCTAACATAAGTTCCTTTGTTACAAGTTAGTATATGTTCAGGATATTTATCTGTAAAGTGTGCGTTTTACCAAAGGAGTGACTGTGGATAATTAACCATATGAAGTCAAGAGAACTACAAGCATACACGATCTTACTCATACTCGCGTTCATGCTACTCATGGGTTGTGCACCGCAAAAAATCGCTACCGCTACCGCTGGGCAGGCAGAGCCTGTAGATAAAAGCACCACCCCGGGACCACCCAATTTTGAAGGCATAGTGGGTGCTTTAACCTGTGTGTTTGCGCCTGAACACTGTGGCAAAAACCCAAAAAAAACACCTATTACAGAACCAAAATTACAGTAACATCTAAATACTCATAACGGGTGCTAGACTTACGATGATACACACTCAGTGATATGACTCGCAACTGCATAGCAGATTAGCATACAAAGGATCATTCAAGCGATCGTGCCCGAACACCACTGCTAAATACTACAGAGGCAGGTACGCCACTGAAGGTGTACACTGTGCCCAAAATCAAGAAAGACAGACAATGAAGACCATATTAATAATCATCACAGCGTTCATGCTGACAGCCTGTTCAGGACACGTGGCTCCACCAGAAGTCAAGTTGGGGAAAAAGTGCTCTCTGTCAGATGACGGTAGCATAGTGTACAGTTATGTGTGGTTCCACAAAAAGGGAACTGAACTGTCAGCAACTGCGGAAGCCTGCGACCAATTGAAATAAACCGATTGGTTTATGCAGTAAACTGTGTTCGTAAATACTAGTATGAACACTTTTTTCGTGCTGTTTGTCAGCGCCTGTATGTATGGATCATGTGCATGGTTTGAAATCACAGATCCCGTGTTTACCACAGGTGAAGAATGCGTGGCACACGCACAGGAATATGCGGCTGAAATGCAGAAGATGAATGCAGAAGCATACGGAAACATGGCCTGCATACCCAGTGAAGATGCACAGGAGTTTAGAGAGTTTATAAAAACAAGAACCGGTGAAGAGCCGGAATCTTATGAATTGATCTAGTAGAATAGATCTCCAAAACACAATGAAAAACAAGTATAACAAGATGACCCCCGGTCAACGAATCAAACAGTTAAAAGAACAGTTGAGACGTGCCACAGACGACATAGAACGAGAAGGCATCAATCAGAGAATAGAACATTGGAACCGGGTCCAAAATTACAAACGCACAGCAGTGGATCGTTCAAACTAACGTTTAAAAAATATAAACGTATCACTGGCGGGCATATACTTGTATTCAAGTTCCTGCCAGTGGTCAATTGTGTTGATGTGATCCGCCCATAGTTGTTTGTACTGTTTGTCCCATCTCTGGTTTTCTACTTTAACTACGTGTCTGTCTTTGGAACGGCTTTTTAGTGCATTATCCATGATTGCTACTAACTCTACATCAGGCATGGACGACCCAGTTATAGAGTGCTTTTTAGTCTTGCGTCTTGGCATACTAAATGTGTATTTATGCCGATAAAAATGTTCCGTCTAATTCAGGTTGGTCTGTGGGTGGTCCAAGTTCTTCTTGGATAAACTCTCTGGTTGCACACAAAAGGCCTTCTATGCGCCAAGGTTGGTCTTGTCCAAATTGTATTTCTAGATATTGATACAGACTGCCAGCGATCATGTCTTTGTTTTGTTGTGTGTAAGTGATACACTGTGGCATTTCTTCAAACCACATATTGCTGTTGGTTAACGTGGTCTGTTGTCCTGTGCTGAGATGCACGAGTACTGCTACTATGTGAATGAAATTCTCCATTTCTTTTTCCTTCCAACTGCTCGGCAAATCAAAAGTAAGAAATGTCAAGTCTTGTGTTAAGATATTTATATTCAAATAACAGTGCCGGTTTCTTCTCCGGTTTTAAATATATGTATGACCAAGATAACAGCAATACAGACTCCGGTTACTAGAAATGCTCTTGCTAACAGCAACAATTTAACGCAGGTTATCGAGAAAGAAAAAGGTACCGATTGGCTATTAACACCTGAAGGTGCATTGAGTGGATACTGTGCACCGCCCGTTATTAATACCTGTAACAATGATAATGCTATATGGACTTCTCAACAGGAAGGTATAGTGTTAAGTCTCTGTCAAAAATATGACATGGGATTACTGCTAGGTACAGGTTGGATAGAAGGTGACGGAGTTCCTTACAACCAAGTCAGAGTCTACAAAACAAACTATATAGGTGCGTACAGCAAAAGACTGTTACCAACTACACTGCAGGGAGGCGGAGAAGCAACTGCTTATATCCCTGGTTGGGCACCGATGGTTTTTGATGTTGATGACAAACATCGAGCAGGTGTGCTTATTTGTAATGATGTATGGGCAAGTCCTTTAGTTTCTCCCAACGGGAATCCCTACTACATTATAGAGTATGCCAAGATGGGTGTTAATGTTTTATTTGTTTCGGTTAACTGTAATGTAACAGATAACTGGGACGAGTTGTATTACACATGGCATGAAAATCATCTTAGAATGTTTGCTAAAAGTTTTGGTATGAAAATTGTCATTAGTGGAAGCAGTTTGGACATGGCAGGGAAAACAGAAGTACCTGTTCAATGTCCAAACGGCATTATAGATTCTAATGGTGAATGGATACAAAAACTTAAAGATATTGGTTCAGATAGTTGCACTATAGAAGTATAGATAAATACTAGTATGAACTACACAAGCAAATTGCTGATTAGTCAACCCGCAAGTCATTCGGACTTTTTTAAACAAAGTGTTATCCTTATAGCAGATCACAGCGATAGTCACGGTGCTTGGGGTGTGATGTTAAACAGACCATTACAAAAAGTAAAACTTAAAAGTGTGCTTGAGCAGGTAAGTGTGAGTTACAGTGACAAGGATATTGGTTGTTATCTAGGTGGTCCTGTTGAACAAAATGCAATACATCTAGTTCATACTAATGATGTACAAATGTCTAATTCACGTATTATTAACAGTAATATATCTGTAACCAGCAGTGTAGACTTGTTTAATCTAATTGAACAAGGAGAAGGTCCTAAACAATGGATTTGCACACTAGGTATGAGTACTTGGGCACCAGGACAACTTGAAGGTGAAATGAGTGGACAGCATCCATGGACACCAACACACAAATGGCTTACAGCAGATTGTCCTACTACTGTGCTTGATACTGAATCTAAAATGTTATGGAAACAATCTGTTGCGGCATCTGTTAAAGAAGCAACTGCAAATTTATTTTAACCATCGATCAATTTTATAACCTTTTACTTGATCAACTTCTACATAATCTGAATTGTTGTTGTGCCTTACTTTGCCAGTTCCCCAAATTACATCACAGTCTGAATAACCAAATGGTTTTTTGATTGTAACGTCTATGTATTGTCCGTTGTCTACACCTAGTGTAACAAACGTTACGTATTTGCCTTTGTTACCTTTAAACACACGACCATTAGCAACTAGTCCTGCAAACTCTACGTGATCCATATATGTTCCTTTACAAAACAATCCTGGTAAAAACTTTTGATCACTCCACCAACCAAACTTTTTGTATTGGTAAACAGGATCGTCTATGGTATCTGATTTTGATTTAGTACGAGGCTGAATGCCTACTCTTTTCGCTTCAGTTTTGTGTACCCATCGCCTGTACGAGCCTTGGCAGTGTTTAAGACACGCTCTCCAGAACTCTTCTTTGTTGTGTGCTTTTTGGTATGCGAGTGCCCAGATGAGTCGTCCGAGGTTGACAGCGTGGGCACGACAAAGACCGAATCCGGATAGTGACTGCAAATACTCAATAGCGGATTCTCTTTTAGGGTGTTGTCCCATTCTTTGAATAAACTCTGTAATTTTTTCTTCGTTTCTTTTAGCAAACGCACGACGGTACATATCGGCTTCATAATAGTCAACTCCTATTATACTACTTATCCTTTCTATTGCATCGTCCTCGTATACTATGGTATCAGTTTGGCGTTCACGACTCCAATCGTGAAACATACTAGCGGTCTTTCTTCCGCTCATTGCTACTGGTCTTATCAGTGCAGTAGCGAACACACAGTCATAAACTGACTTTGGTTGTATGGCTCTAAACAGTCTCCTCATCGCTGGACTCTCCGCCTGCGTTACTCCAAGGATATCCCCTCGGCATAGCAAAGCCGAAGTTTTTTCGTCCGATACCGGATAGTCTTCTAGTGCGGTCTGATCGATCTCCATAAGTTGCGATAAACCACGATTCGCTAGGATATCCACTTTGAGATGTTCTAAGTCCTCTACTTCGTTTTTGTCTAACAGTATTTGGTTGTCTTGTGATATTAAAGATTTTGGTAATTGCCTTGTAAACATTAAGATGCCTCCACAGTGTTTTGATATACATTTCTTTTTCCCCTTTAGTTTGTTTTCTATTCTTTTTGCCTCTTTTACGTCGATGCCTAAATCCTCATACTTAAAATTACGAGGTAAGTTGCCTTTAACGCCTAAACGTTTTACAGCCTCACGTTTAGCACTTTTATCTTGATACATTACATAGTTAGATAGTCGTGCCGACTTGCCTGGCCATTTTTTAAAAATCCTATTCATAACTTCTTCCTGTTGCCAATGTGGGAAATCAATATCGACATCAGGTAAGTCGTCACGTAAAGGATTCATAAATCGTGCGATAGGTATATTCCATTTGATTGGATCTACATCAGTTATACCTAGCATATAACATACTAGACTTGAACCAGCACTACCTCTAGTCATATGAGGTATGTCACTAGTAATATCTAGTATATCACAAATCTGTAAAAAGTATTGAGTAAAACGTTGCTGTATTATAAGTTCAAACTCTTCAGCAAGTCTAGTTTGATAGGTTTTTCCTTTCGGTATAGGCCTTTTAAATCTATCTAACAGAGCCTCAATTTGTTCTTGTTCAGTCATAATATACTGCCTTCCTTATTGCCTTTTGTGCCTTACTAGAATATTTAGTCAAGGTTTCACTATGGCCATAAAAAATGGAGAATTAATCTGACTCTGTATTAATTGTTTTAAGCAGTTCTCTTAATTTAGTAGATTGTGTTTTGCCACTAATCTTGCCTATAGTATCACCCTCTGTAGGATCACTTCTACTAGGCTCTGCTGTTTCGTTTGACTCAACTGTGCTTTGTTTCTTCAGACCTTCATAGATAGTTGAACTTTGTTTTTTGAATGATTGATATTCATCATCTTCTGCAAGATCTCTGATACGCAAACAATCTATATCAAATTCTAAATCTACTTTTTGTCCTACACCACTACTGCTTCTTGTTTTCATAAATTGTATTTGATATCTACCACGTTCTTTCATTGCTCTACTTGTAAAGATACCAATTACGTTATCAGCAGTTTGAATCTTACTTAATCCACCTGCAATATGCGAATGATCAAATTCAATTTCTTCAACTGCCGCTCTGTTCAACTGCGATGCAGTTACAAATACAGTTTGTGTTTCCATTGCCAAGTTACGCAATTCTTCAGATACGTATTTGTCTTTTACAAACAAATCACTTGGCGATACTTTTCTGCTTTGTGGCATAAGCAAATCTAAATAGTCAATTAACAATACATCTAGTTTTGCATTGTTTTTGATTTGCCATTCTTTTACATAACTTCTAATGTCATTTGCATTCTTACCACTTGGCATATACTTAATCTGTATACGTCCTGCTTTTTTACCTTGTACCTTAACTTTCATTTCAACATCTTCTAAATTTTTAAAGATGTCTCTGGTTGCCATTCCTGTAACCATTGCATCAAGTCTCATAGCAGTAAGTTCTTCTGAAAGTTCTAGTGTAATGTATGCAACGTTCATTCCTTCCATTGCAAAGTTTACAGCCAAGTTTTGTAGGAACAAACTCTTACCTGCACCACTACCACCTGCAAAAATATTAAGTTCACCTCTGTTGAATCCACCAAACAGTTTCTTGTCAATGCTCGGCCAACCTGTGCTTACTTGTCCGTTGCTGTCTTTCAATACCATAAGTCTGCTTTTAGGATCAAGCCAATAATCTGTACCCATATCCTTAGACAGTCCTATTTGTATTGCATCTTTAACTAGTCCTTCAATTGGACCATAGTCACCTTTTTCTAATAAGTCAGCACCTTTAAGAATTGCTCTTTCAAGTTCTTTGTGTCTACTAAATTTTTCAAATGTGTCTAATAACCAATCATAATGTTCTTCACCAACGTTGCTTGTATCTTTGAAATCAACGTCACAAGACTTGTTAACAATATCAAGTTCTGGCATAACTTTATATTCATCTACATAAGTCTTAATGAAAGATGCCGCTTCTTTAAGTTTTTGATCAAAGTTTTCTGGATTGAATATGTTTTGACAACGCACAAAACTTTCTGCATTACCAAGAAACATTTCTAAAAATAATTTTTGTACATCACTTTTATAATCGTTATTTTCCATTATCTACCTTTAAAGTTTCTTTCAGTAAGTCAATAAATTCATACGTCTTTTCAAGTTTATCTTGTTGTGTTAATTTTTGATTGTCTATTGCTTTCAAAAACTTCTTATATTCCTTATCTAATTTACTCATGTTTATTATACCATATATTGTCTTTAAAGTCAACGTGTATTTTGGTTTTGGCAAAAACAGCACCTAAGCATGATCCTGGATCGCCCGGATTTTTTGGAACGTATATATTTTTGAACATTCCGCTCTCACGTACTTTATCTATAGCAGGTTTGTTCAAAGCACAGCCACCCATAAAAATTACATTGTCATCTTCAACATATGATTTAACCCATGCACTAATATTAATAATAATATCTTCAAACACAGTTTGTACCCCAGCGGCTAAATCATTTAGATCCTGTTCAGTCCAAACACCAGGTAACCATTTACCTATACCTCTATGACAGTTTACATTAAATTTTATCGCAGGCAAATCTTTAAATCCGTTTGCAAATAGTTCGTCCATTATGACTTTACGGAATCTTTCAGGATCACCTTTAGCGGCCATTTCACATACTTTATATTCTTCTGCATTAGGTTTTAATCCAAGACGTTGTGTCATAGCACTATACCAAAGACCTATGCTATGTGGATATCGTTGTGAATACACTTTTCTAAGATTGCCACCTAATCCTTGCCAAATAGTAAAGCATTCAAACTCTCCAATACTATCAAGCACAACTATTGCCCAACGTGTATGACAACTGTCGCTTGTTGTAGGATATGTGTAGTAACCATATGCCGCATGACTTAGATGATGCTTTGTGTATTCGATTGGCAAATCTATATTCCACTGCGAAAGATACTGTGGAATATTATTTTCTTTCCAGTTCAATCCCTGTCCTGCCCACCATTGTCGTAGTCCTTTTAGTCTTGGATATTCATACCATACAATTTTATCAGGACGTAATTGTTCTTTTATTCTTAGGTGTTGAATCATTTCCCAATTCAAATGTGGATCATTAGGTTTACCACTAAAGTCTTTTGCCATACCTGCCCATACAGGAGTGTGTCCGTCAAATACTCCTATTGACGCATCGTGACTGTTTGCAACTATTCCCCAAGTAATCATTTGTAAATAAAAGGATCTTTCTGTTGTAGTTTTTTTAATTTTTCTGCAACTGCACGTTTTTGTTTGCGTTGCACCCACCACAATTTTAATTTGCTATATTGTTTTGTTAACCATTTCATATTAAGTTTTCTTCTTCCATATATTCAAGCAATACTCTTGAAAACATTCTGTGTACTGTTTCATTAAAATGACCTTCTTCACGCATACCATATCTATGATGCTCTAAGGCCCATCTTGCAAATGCAAATGTATCATGTTTGTAATAATTTTTATTGAATATAGTATCTTGTATTTGATTAAATTTTACTTCTTCTAATGAACTATCCCAAGCATTAACGTTATTGTGCATAAGGTATTTCATATCATTTGCTTCACAAAAACTTTTTACTGCTAGAATATTTGCTCCCCACTTTTCGTGTTCCAATACATCGTCCCATAGATGTTGAGCACAAAATGCCTGAGCATCATGATCAAATGTATATACTTTATTTCCTTGTTTATCTTCTAACCATTTTGATACATGGGCATTTACAAAATTAGTTTGTGACATCATTATTTCAGTATCTGTAAATCCTATAGGTGGCCATGCTCCTACTTCTTTGAAACTATTAATTTGATCTCTAATAGATATCTCTAACCTATTAGTACTGCTCCAACCTATTAGTACAAAAACTTTTTTTAGATCTATACCTTCTGATTTCATTTTACACAAATCAGCAAGTGTTTGTCTTGCTATCCACTCGTTAGGAGCACCAGGTAATGCACTATTAATATTGTCTTTTATACGTAATGCATCGGTTACTTTCATTGGGTAAGCAAACTTTTTATTTTCTTCGCTGAGATCTTTATCGCCAATAATTTCCATACCCATTGTAAAACTATCGCCGTTTGAATACAAGTAATCGTACATATTTCACCTATAATTAAATGTTACTACTAATCTGTAACCTTTTTCTTTTGGACTACTGCTACTGTGATATTGTAGTCCGTTAAAAGTAATTATCCTATTTGCCACAGGCTCAATTTTTTTCTTTACTGTGTACTGGTCAAATTTATCACCGTATCTTTCGTTATATATTACTGTTGCTCCTGAAGAAGTATTGACATAGAATAAACTTGTTGTATGTGGAAATTCAAAATCTACGTGAGGGTCATGAATTTCTTCTCCACCAGAATAAAATATAAATCCTATTCTACAACGTATTAATTCTTTAACTTTTAATTGTTTGTATACAGGATTAAGCAATAGAGATAAACTAGGATTTTCTAGCACACCGTCGTCATATACGTTAGTGCTGAATCCGTATTGCATTTTTCCATCACCATATGCAACGTTATGATTAAAAGTCCACGGAACTAGATTACTAGTCAAATTAGAGTATAATAAATTTAAATCATATTCTTTTATTACATTGTCCCTAATCATTAAAATAACTCTTTGCCTTGATTTCTATTTTTACTTTGTTTGTTTCTAATCCAGCCATAATTTTTTTCATTGTGTATATTTTACCATACATTCTAGTTGCTTGATTTACATCTTTTACATCGCCCGGCCAATTAGGAAAACTTACATTCCAACCATAGTGTAATGCACTTTCAACTAAATCAGCCCCTGCCTTGTCGCTATCGGGAACTACAATTACATTTTTTCTTAGTGCGTTAATTTGCACTGCTTGTTGATCTTTAACATCATTACTTAATACTGCTACACCATCAACAGATATTGCATCTAGTGGACCTTCTACAACAATACAATATTTTCTATCCCAGTTCTGTTTATCCAAGTTAAACACATAACCTGGTTGGCTATCTGTAATATATTTCGGTGAGCCGCCTCCTACTTTTCGAGCAGTGTATCCGACTATGTCCCCATTATGATAAAATGGTATAATAAGCCTTGTCTTATACGAACCCTCTGGGGTCCACATAAAATTATAGTCATCTACCATAAGGCCTCTGTCTATTATGTATTCAACGGCTCTCATGAGATCCGGATCCAACCCTGTTGGCTCTAGTGCCATCCAGTCTGCACATTCCATAATCGGTCTTGCTCCAACTGGCAGTTCTTTTTCTTTCATTACAATCTGTGTTTCTTCAACATTAGAATCTTGATCTGATTCAATTTCTTTGATTCTTAATGCTTCAAGACTGCATTTTGTAATAACATCATTAGGCACGTTTAGCCAGGCGAGTAACTTACGCATTTTATAGTTTAAGTTTCTACCAGGAACGTATGATGAAGTATAATTACAGTTGAAACAATGATAACTTACAGTTCCGTCACTGTTCTGCATTATACCACCACGTAAACGATTATCCGCACTTTCCCCATTATGCACACAACATGGTGCATTAAAACTAGTCCACCCACTAGGAGTCTTCTTATGTTTAGAAGGTAAGGCCGCAATAATAGTTTGTTGAATCAGATTCATAAGTATATTTTACGATCTAATTAATACTTTGTCAAGTGTTCCGGTGTTCGAATTGGTAGGAATATGTTTGATTCTGAACCAATTATATACTCCCTTTACATTGAAATAATTGGTTTCTGTTGAGTTGCTCAAAGTAACAGATTTAACATCTACCCAAGATGTGTCACCTCCGGGTTGTACATCCAAAGTTGCTTGGAGTGTTAGTGTTCCATCATATCCTGTTGTAGTGTAGGTTACTGTGTGAGTATTGTTTGCACGTTTTTGATCGGGGTGTGCATCTATATGACTGCTTACATTAGTTTCTACTCCATCTTGATCTGTACTAGTTGAAAAAGTAGTAATCTCATAACTTGCAGTATGAACTTCATATGCATAACTTACGACTTCTATACGTCCGGCCGCATCATGATATGTGTTAACAAAAGTTGGTTTATTCTTATTGTTCACTGTTCTTTTTAATGAATAATAGAATGTTTGATTGTTTAAATTTATAATATCGCTCTCGTTAAGTGTGACGTCTAATGTACCTTTAGTGCTTCTAGTACTGCCATCATCTGTAATTGTAGCAGTTTTGCTTAACAGTGCTTTGCCTTCTATACGGTCTAATAATGTAAAGATAAAAGTATTACCTGAACTAATATCAATAGGTTTCTGATCTTGATTCTTTACTGTAAATTTTAGTGTGTTTTGCACACCTTTAAAAACTTTTAAATCCTTTTGGTACATAGGTGCATATCCTTGAGTAATTCCCATATCCAAATCGCTGTATATGGTACTACCGGTTTCATAAATATATATTGGTACTTTGAGCATATCATTGTATCATCCTAACAGTATTTATATGAGAACACATGGTAAACACAAACGAAGAATTACGTAAAACAATACCTTTTATAAGTTGTTTAAAGCATTCTACAACTGAATATGTAGGAATTATCATCAACCAAGATCATCAGGTCACAAGTTTGTATGATTTAAGTTCTTGCCGTTCAGATAAGGAAAAGAAGGCATTATTAGAAGCAGGTGAAATATGGTGGTGGGAATCAAATAGAAAATTACCTATTAATATTTTTATGAAAAAGGAAATGCAAATTTTCAAACCACTGATCAAAAGTTTCAACACAAAAGACTGCGAAATAATGTTTGGGCCTGTTGTTAGATTGCATGAAATTGCTCAAAAACGTATAAAAAGAAAATCTATTCAACTAGTTAGGAAACTGAAGTAAGTTCCTCACATAGTAAATTCATGTGTACCACTATTGCGTGGGCATAAGCAACCGCGTGTGCTTTTTTAAAATAATAACTTCCATCACTAGGCTTCTTCCATACTTCTGTCATAATATCCTGCCATGTCCGACCTATCAAATGTCGTTTTGCTGGACGTATCATTGCTAGTACTGCCGCTAGTTGTTCTATGCTTGTTGGTCTCATCTTTTTTAAAATCGAACTGTGATCTGCGACGTGAAATAAGTTCTTGCTGAACTCTTCTTCTGTGAGTAATTCCCATAACGGCTCCTTGGCTAAAAGTTTTGTTAAGTGTTCTTCGTTTTTAACTTTTTCATAGATGTGAACATTAAGCATATCTATCTTAAAGTATCCTCTGTCATCTGCAACTTTGTGATCAATTGTACAGTTGCCAGTAAAAGGATTCAACGGAGCATTATGAAAATAAACTCCTGTGTTATGTTTTTTCATTTCGCCTTTATCAAGACGAGATGCAGGAATGTGTTTTAGATTTTCTAAAACTTTATCTCTATCATAAAAGTCTAAATCTATATCAGGCAATGTTTGCCTCCTTAATTATTTCTTTTACAAGTTTTACATCTGCAGGTTTGTTTGCAAAAGTTTTTCTCCAGTACACAATATCTAATGTTGGTTCCACTATTTGTATCTGCTCATCATTTAAACTTTCTACTAGTTTATGTCCTGCACTAGAATTTAAAAGCAACCATGGACTTATACGTCCTGTTCTAATATCATTTACTGCTCTGTTTAAGTTTACAAATCTAAAATAATCATTGTAAGGTGCTTCTTGTTTATCACCCCAGTCCATCATGGTTTGTATTGATCTTTGTACTGCACTTTCCACTGGCTCTATTTTAATTATTTCAAACAAGTAAGTATCATAGAGTTCGTCTCTACACCAGTGGTCAAGTTTAACTCCGCTTTTAATTACAAAGTCAATAAATTTTTCTGGATACAAACATTGTACGTTTGTAACAAAACTACCAAATTTTACAAAAGCATTGTAGTATGAACTCTTACAAAATTCTGCATAAGTTTTTTCTTTTGACTTTTGTACCTGTGTATAAAACTTATTAAAAGTCATAAATCCTACTTGTACACGTTTTTCGTCCTTCTGCAAATGCCTACGTTTTGGTTCACACATATGGGCCATTAAAGTTTTTTCCTTTAAAAAACTCTTGCCACAATGTATGCACTTGTAATCTTTACTTTGCGTTTGGATCATGAGCCTCACGGTATTCCTTTTGTTCACTTTTTGACATAACACTTGCCAAGGTTGTTGCATCATCATGTTTCATATTCTCGTTCATATCTAATAAGAATTGTTCAAATTTGTCTTTTACTTTTTTCTTTGGTGCCGCCAAATACTGATGAAAAAAGTTTTCATAAGCACCACACATTGCCATAAGTTTCCATAATAATCCTTTATGATTCTTTGATAGTGTCCAATGATGTTTGTTTACAAATTCATTACACATTTCCAAATAGTGTTCTTGAAAAAACTTATCTGACTTTACGTTACTTACATATCGCATAGCAATAAA